ACTAGAAAACGGATATCCACTAAAAGCAGAAGTAGAGGTTCCGGATAATAAAAAACTATCTATAGAACAACGCAAAAAAATATTCGCAATGTGTAGAGATATAGAACTTCACTGGGGAGAACCGGTGGAATCAATTAGAAAATTATTACAAACAGAATTGGAAATTATGAAAGGTTATGAAGAAATCAGTCTGCGCGACTGTTCTATGAAAGTTGCAAGGGAGTTAATAGAACTGATTATAGCGTTTATGTTTCATCATCAAATACCTATGAGCATAGAAACAAGCAAGTTGTTAAGTGAAGATAAAGCACTATTGTATTGGGCTACAATCAACCGCAACTGTGTAATATGCGGAAAGCCTCACGCCGACCTAGCACATTATGAAGCAGTCGGTAGCGGCATGAACAGAAACAAAATGAATCACTACGACAAACATGTGTTAGCACTGTGTAGACAACATCATAATGAACAGCACGCAATTGGCGTTAAGTCGTTTGATGATAAATATCACTTGCATGACTCGTGGATAAAAGTTGATGAGAGGCTCAACAAAATGCTGAAAGGAGAAAACAATGGGAGAAGTATCGTGGATAAAACTTAAAGTTGGCATGTTTGATGACAGCAAAATCAAATATATCGAAGCTTTACCCGAAAGAGATACGATCATAACTATTTGGGTTAAGTTACTAACTTTATCAGGAAAGTACAATGAACAAGGTTATATTATGCTATCCGAAAACTTGCCGTACAACGAAGAAATGTTAGCAAATGAATTTAATAGACCTATTAACTCAATAAGGTTAGCAATTCAAACTTTTGAGACATTGGGCATGATTGAAAAAGTTAATGGTGTCATAAAAGTGACAAACTGGGAGAAGCATCAAAGCTTAGATAGCAAAGCTAAGCATAAAGAAAAAATAAATTGCGACAACAACGCTATCGTGAGAAACAGAAAAAGTTACTAGAAGCAAAACGTAACGTTACCGTAACGTTACGTAACGATACAGAAGAAGAAGAAGAAAGAGAAGAAGAAAGAGAAGGAGAAAAAGAAGAAGAATATAAGAATAAAGAAGAAAGAGAAGCCGTCTTCTCATCTTCAATAAAATATATAATTGCAAATTTGGATGATAAGTTAACACCTAATCAAATGGAACAATTAGGGTTTGCTATTGATGATATAGGTACAAACGCTTTTGAAGTTGTAAAAGTAGGTGTTAAGTACACTAAAAGCAAAAGTGCGCATGGTGGCTATTTAATTAAAGTTTTAAACAACTGGGCTAAAGAGAATGTCAAAACAAAAGAAGATGCAGAAAATAAAATAGCACCTAGAAAAAATACTACTGATGATGTCATTGCACAAATGGAAAAAGAATTGAGTGATGACTAATGCCGATGAGCAAAACACAAGCATTAGAAATTATTAAAAAAGTTAGGTACGTATACAACATTGATTTTGATAAACCGAAGTTAGAAATGTGGATTGATGTATTAAGTCAAAATGGAGATTATCAACCAACTGTAAAAGCGGTAGATGTTTATATCAACAGTAACAACCCGTACCCGCCTAACTTACCAGCAATCATGCGTAAGGAACCTAAAAAAGTATCTATCGAGCCAGTAGATAACGAAACCGCTACACACCAATGGAAAATGCAGAATGACCCCGAATATGTCAGACAAAGAAAAATAGCGCTAGATAAGTTCATGAATAAGTTGGCAGAATTTGGGGGCGAAAACGAATGAATTACGGACAATTCGAAATTGAAAGTACAATAATCGCTACGCTACTTAAACAACCGGACGTATTAGAAAAGATAAGAGTTAAAGATTACATGTTTACGAACGAAAAGTTTAAAACCTTTTTCAATTATGTAATGGACGTCGGAAAGATAGATCATCAAGAAATCTATTTAAAAGCAACTAAAGATAAAGAATTTTTAGATGCAGATACTATAACTAAACTTTACAACTCCGATTTCATTGGATACGGCTTCTTTGAACGTTATCAACAAGAATTATTGGAAAGTTATCAGCTCAACAAAGCTAACGAATTGGTAACTGAGTTCAAACAACAACCTACGAACCAAAACTTTAACAACTTGATTGATGAACTCAAGGATTTAAAAACAATTACTAACAAAAAAGAAGATGGAACCAAGAAGTTTGTTGAGGAGTTTGTTGAAGAGTTATACAGCGATAGCCCTAAGAAGCAAATTAAGACGGGTTACAAGCTAATGGATTACAAAATAGGGGGATTAGAACCATCACAATTAATCGTCATCGCAGCGCGTCCCTCAGTGGGTAAGACAGGTTTTGCATTAAACATGATGCTGAACATAGCACAAAATGGATACAAAACATCTTTCTTTAGTCTCGAAACAACCGGCACATCGGTATTGAAACGTATGTTATCAACAATTACTGGTATTGAGTTAACAAAGATAAAAGAAATCAGGAACTTAACGCCGGATGACTTAACAAAGTTAACGAATGCGATGGATAAAATCATGAAATTAGGCATTGATATTTCTGATAAAAGTAATATCACACCGCAAGATGTGCGAGCACAAGCAATGAGGCATTCAGACGGTCAACAAGTTATTTTTATAGATTACCTTCAACTGATGGATACTGATGCGAAAGTTGATAGACGTGTAGCAGTAGAAAAGATATCACGTGACTTAAAGATAATCGCTAATGAGACAGGCGCAATCATCGTACTACTTTCACAACTGAATCGTGGTGTCGAGTCTAGACAGGATAAAAGACCAATGCTATCGGACATGAAAGAATCAGGCGGAATAGAAGCAGATGCGAGTTTAGCGATGCTACTTTATCGCGATGATTATTATAACCGTGACGAAGATGACAGTATTACAGGCAAGTCTATTGTTGAATGTAACATAGCTAAAAACAAAGACGGCGAAACTGGAGTAATTGAATTTGAGTATTACAAGAAGACGCAGAGGTTTTTCACATGAACATCATGCAATTCAAAAGCTTATTGAGATCGATGTATGAAGAGACAAAGCAAAACGACCCGATTGTAGCAAATGTATATATCGAGACTGGTTGGGCAGTCAACAGATTGTTAGACAATAACGAGTTATCGCCTTTCGATGATTACGACAGAGTTGAAGAGAAAATTATGAATGAAATCAATTGGAAGAAAACGCACATTAAGGAGTGTTAAAAATGCCGAAAGAAAAATATTACTTATACCGAGAAGATGGCACGGAAGATATTAAGGTCATCAAGTATAAAGACAACGTAAATGAAGTTTATTCGCTCACAGGAGCCCATTTCAGCGACGAAAAGAAAATCATGACTGATAGAGACCTAAAACGATTCAAAGGCGCTCACGGGCTTCTATATGAGCAAGAGCTAGGATTACAAGCAACGATATTTGATATTTAGAGGTGGCACAATGAGTAAATACAACGCTAAGAAAGTTGAGTACAAAGGAATTGTATTTGATAGCAAAGTAGAGTGCGAATATTACCAATATTTAGAAAGTAATATGAATGGCACTAACTATGATCGTATCGAACTACAACCTAAATTCGAACTACAACCTAAATTTGGGAAGCAAAGACCGATTACGTATATAGCCGATTTCTCTTTGTGGAAGGAAGGGAAACTGGTTGAAGTTATAGACGTTAAAGGTAAGGCGACTGAAGTTGCCAACATCAAAGCGAAGATATTCAGATATCAGTATAGAGATGTGAATTTAACGTGGATATGTAAAGCACCTAAATACACAGGTCAAGAATGGGTGGTATATGAGGACTTAGTGAAAGTCAGACGTAAAAGAAAAAGAGAAATGAAGTGATTTAATGCAACAACAAGCATATGTAAATGCAACGATTGATATAAGAATACCTACAGAAGTTGAATATCATCATTTCGATGATGTGGATGATGAAAAAGATATGCTAGCAAAGCGCTTAGATGACAATCCGGATGAATTACTAAAGTATGACAACATAACAATAAGACATGCATATATAGAGGTGGAATAAATGAGTATCGTAAAGATTAACGGTAAACCATATAAATTTACCGAACATGAAAATGAATTGATAAAAAAGAATGGTTTAACTCCAGGAATGGTTGCAAAAAGAGTACGAGGTGGCTGGGCGTTGTTAGAAGCCTTAAACGCACCTTATGGCATGCGCCTAGCTGAGTATAAAGAAATCGTGTTATCCAAAATCATGGAGCGAGAGAGCAAAGAGCGTGAAATGGCTAGGCAACGACGTAAAGAGGCTGAGCTACGTAAGAAGAAGCCACATTTGTTTAATGTACCACAGAAACATCCAAGAGGACGTTATGCGTGCTACCTGATGGAAAACGACATATTCGTGAAAGTTAAGAAGTAGATCATGACAGATAGCGCACGTAAAGAATACTTAAACCGATTTTTCGGCTCTAAGAGATATCTGTATCAGGATAACGAGCGAGTGGCACATATCCATGTAGTAAACGGCACTTATTACTTTCACGGACATATCGTACCAGGTTGGCAAGGTGTGAAAAAGACGTTTGATACAGCGGAAGAGCTTGAAACATATATAAAGCAACATGGTTTGGAATACGAGGAACAGAAGCAACTAACTTTATTTTAGAGGAGATGGAAATAATGAAAATCAAAGTTAAAAAAGAAATGAGATTAGATGAATTAATTAAATGGGCTCGAAGTAATCCGGAGTTATCAAAGGGCAAAAATTTTTTTACAACAGGTAACGGCGATGGCATCGTTCGTTTTCAAAAGGACACAAATGAGTGTACGACATCAGTCTGTGTGCCACTTGATGCTCCTTTCGAAGTCGAAGTGGAAGAGGAAATCACAGAAGAG